TGTGACTTCATTTCTGCAATGAAATCTTGTATATCTTCTGCCTTTGTAAGTGAAACAACCCCAGCCAAAGGATTAGCAGGAGTTTTTGTGAGTAAAGAAGTTTCGATATGTTTTACTTGCTGAAGAACCCGAACTTTTTTACCCTTTACTTCTTTGTATTCTTTTTTCTCCGTTTCATAACCGTATGATGCGCCCTTAATAACTCCGGCTTCAATCATTGCAATCATATCATCACCTGTTTTCCAGTTCCCGAATTTTACCTCAGTATAGGCTTTCTGCTCGTCCTCAAAAGTCCTTATTACATTCCCCGCTGGCTGGCCGGCATCATGATTAAATAAAAAGTCAACAGTATCTTTGCGTTCCCAAGAAGATTTAAACATCCCCTTAGTAGAAATGTCACCAACACGATCAATATTATTGTAAACTGCATGGGCTATAATAGCTGTTCTGCTATCCTTGCTCATATCTTTTAGCTCAAAGGCTATTGACTTATGTTCGATCATTGGGGTACGGATTAAAACTTACTAAAGGTATAAAATTTTCAACAAATCAAAATTATTCTACTAACACCGGCTGGCTTGCCTTTCTTATCAGCCTTCCATTTTCATCCCTCTTACTCTTAAACGCAAGCGTACACCTACAGTTGCAAACATTCCCCGCCGATGCGTGAATATCACCTGGACCTGTCATCAGATCCACCCCGACCTGCATCCTTATCCCTTTTCTCTTCCCTGGTATTCCACCAACTGATTTATAAATAGGAACGTGGAACCGGTCATTGAAATCAATTATCGTTCCATCCACTCCGGAGTGATCCTTGTGGCTGTCCCTTGTCCGGGAATCCTTTGCCGCAATCCACCGCTTTGTACTTTCCCACTCTGATTTACTTTCCCCCAACAACTGCCCGTAATTCATAGCCCTGTTTGATTCAGTCCGCACTATCAGCCTTGCCCTTATTAAAGTAAACTCAGGGCTTTCTAATAGGTAGGCGATCTTGTCGGCGCCATCCCCGTTTTTCATTCCTTCTGTCAATACATTCAATATGAGGTTTTTCAATGTTTCGCTAATGGGTAGAACGGCTTTGGTTAAAAGATACCGGGCGAAATAATTAAGTATGTCCCGGAGAAATTCTGCATTAAATCCGAAGCCGCCTTTTTTCTCTGATTGCTTTAAATCAAATATGGTTTTATTGGCAAAGTACAAGCCAACGTCCTTATAAATATCCCTTATCGGTGGGGCAAGGTGTGAATTTATCTCTACGGTGTCCAGGGAGTTCAATGCAGCCTCAATTCCTTGCTCCCTTAGTACTTTTACCACCGGGTTTATCTGGTCCCGCAGGGCTGTAAAGATGGCTTTCAGGTGCTGCCGTTCAAACAACTTCATCCGGCGGATATGCTTGGCGCTATATTGCTGCGTTGTCATTATCTTTGTCTAAGTTTTCATAGGGTTAGTTAAAGCCGGTGTTTCTACATCGGTTTTTTAATTCAGTGTCGGTATATCAATCTGCCGTTCCCGCAAAATCTGCCTGTACCAATCCCGCTTATCCTGATTTATCCTTTTCTCCTGAGCGCACCAACTCTCCTTATCAGTTTTGGGGTACTTTTTCTTTACCATTGCCTCTATTTGCTCCGTTGTTAGCATATAAATCATTTACTAATTGATCACCACCATCGCCGGACAAGTCAGCCAGCTTTGAAAGTCCAGAAGGCAGCAAAATTTCATCGGCCCCCTCCTCTGTTGAATCTTCATAACCCGTTGCCTGCCTGACCTCGTTAACAGTAAACGGCCCCTTAGTTAACCATTCTATCTGTGTTTTCTTATCTTCCTGCAGTTCCGGTAAATCGTCAAAGTCGCTGCATATTGTCGCTGTTTTCTCCATGCCAAAAGACTTACATAACACCCGGCTCATTTCCCCGTCCAGTTGTTTAGCATCCGGCATGATCTCGTTTACTATCCACCCTTTCTGCGCCTCGGCTTTATTCGCATACGTTACCTGGGAGTCAAAGAACTCATAAGGCACACCGAGTAAAAAACAAAGCTCCTGCATAGAAAATTCTTTTCCTTTCAGTGTTTCCATATCAACTGAAGTCATGCCCAGATCAATCCCATTCCAATCACCTTGCATACCAATGACGGCACCCTTCACATCAACATTGTTTATCTTTTCCGCAAATACTTTTTCTAACTGTGATTGCTGCACCGCATTCCTGGAGGCCGTTAAACTCTTTTCAGCCAACACCATCTTTGCCCCTCCGTTCTGGTTCATCCTTACCGTCATATCAGTAGCACTGTTATTGGCCTCTAAAGTCTTATACCCTGATGCTAAAGCACTCCACCCCCTCAGGTGGGCTTTAGTTACCACATCAAAGTTTAAGTTAATATCCTTCCAGTGAATTATATCTACTTTCCTTATCGCTATCCGTACTGAAGATTCCAGGATGTACCCAAACACCCCGAAGATATTACCGGGGTCGGGAACAACTATCATCCTATTTGCCGGAATGACAAACATTTCAAGCACTGGCTTTCTGCTTTGCTCTTCGTCTGAAATATCGTAATAACTACCATCCTCACCTAAAGCCGCTGTATCACCACGGTTCAGCCAGATAAAACTTTCCCCGCAAACTTTGTAAAAAGCATACACGATGGAATAAAAAGCATCCTGCCCCTGCAGCTCATTCGGCTGGTCAAGCAAATCCATTAACGGCCCTTCGATTGTTTCTGATGCACTCTTTCCCTCCTGTCCCTTTGGCTCTACATATCTCGGAACGGCACCGAACTTCTTTGCCGCTTTCTTTACGATTGAATAAACCGCCGTATTGGAGTTAAATCCTTTTGTGATCGCTGTCGTTTGGTTTATGTCCGGATAAACCTCAGTGGTGGAGCTTGTAAATATTCTTACTTGTGATGTCTGCTGGCGGGAGAACCAGGATTGTACAATACTTCCTAATTGGGAGAATATGTTTGGCATGGTACAGATTAAATAGCTACCCAACTATATTGAAGACCTGATAACTTCGTAAAAACTGCATATCTCAAAGCATCTAAAGCGTGATCAAATAATTTAACCGGCTCTTCGCTTGGCTTTATTACCCCATCTTTATCAGTTTTCCATTTATAGTTTTTTAACTCGTGCAACAAATTTATACTATTTTCCGTAATATAAAGCGGCATTGACTTAACTTTCTGTATTCCAGCCCAAACATCTTTATCCGCAGGCTGCACATTATACCCCGCCCGGAACATCTCTTCAATCGTTTTTGGCTCGGCAGCATCACAGTATATCTCACCTGTTTTAGTCATGGATATAGACTTGTAAGTTTCTATTAAATCATTTGTCGTTAACCCGGTTTGGTAGATTAATTCATTTGCATAAATGGCACCCTCATACATTTCCACTTGCACTAAAGCGGATGCAACCTTATACCCGAAGTCCTGACCATACCATATTTCGCCCTTCAATGGAAGTTCCTTTACTATCTTCCAGTTTGTGTAAACAGATTCAGTGGACTTACCTCTGTGTCCCAGTCCGTACACTTCCCACATATACGGATCACCGGCATCTTTGTAAGCCTCAATGTAACTTATCTGAGTGGCTGAAAGGTTTTGTTTGTTGTCAAGGTAAGTAGAGTGTATCTGTTTGTTCTTTGGTTCATCAGCTATCACATAGCACCACGAATCAAAGTCTGCCGGGTTCAGGTCTAAAAGTATCTGGCCTGTTGTTCTCATTGCAAGCTGATCGAATAAAAGTTTACTTACCAGGTTGGCTTCGTTGATGAAAAGAATATCCCGGCCCGGCCCCCTGGCTTTGCCGTTATCTTCCAGGCCAAAGAGTTCAATGTAGCTGCCGTTTTTAAAGGTGTAAACGTATTCGGAGTAGGAAAATTCGTTATCATCCCAAATGTGCCAATCTTCCATTATCTGCCGGAAGTCCCGGTAAGCACCTCGCTTGATGTGGGGGAGGGAATGAGATACTATGCTGATGCGAAGTTTTGATTTTGTGGCTAAATAAACAAGGCATTGAACTATTCCGTATGACTTTCCTGACCTGGCGCCGCCCTCGTTGACAATGACCGGCCAACCATCTTCCAGCGCCTCCAGTGTTCTTTGGGCTGTTATGGTAGCTTGTATGTCAATGTCAATATCACTCACCTTTAGGTTTTGGGAAGATAAGATTAACCTTTACGTTCTCGGTTTCTATCGTTGCCTTAACATCTGTGGGGATAAGTTTAGCCACTATCTGATGAAACTCTTTGGGGTATTTTGTGGCAAAGGTAGA